TGAGGCTGCTGGAGCATCTGATCCATATTTAGTTACAATTGTTGTAGCCATTGTTTAAGTTCCTCTTTAGTAAGTGCCGCCTGAAAGCGTACCTGTTGTCATATTCGTTGCATTTAGAGTTGAGTTTGATTGTAGTGCTGAGTCTGCCAAAGCTCCCTGTGCTGCTGTAGCGTAAGCAGAGGCTGCTGTTGTAGCGGCTGTCCCTAAACCTAAGTTAGTTCTAGCAGTTGCTGCATCAGCTAAGTCAGATAAATTGTTAGCTTTTAGCGCGGAAGCTGCTAATGTTGCTGCTGCTGACGCTGCACTGCTTGCTGCCGCTGTTGCGCTAGAAGCTGCCGCTGTTGCACTGTTAGATGCGTTGGTTGCGGAGGTTGCAGCGTTGGTCTCTGATGTACCAGCGTTTGTTGCAGACGTTGCAGCCGCTGTAGCAGAATTGCCAGCATTTGTTTCAGAAGTTGCCGCATTGGTTGCGCTGGTGGCTGCTTCGCTGGCTTTGGTTGTTGCTGTGGTTGCACTGGAGGCAGCTCCGGTTGCACTACTTGCTGCTTCTGACGCTTTAGTTGTCGCTGTAGTCGCACTGCTGGCTGCACCGGTGGCACTAGAGGCTGCGTTGGTTTCTGATGTACCTGCATTAGTTGCACTCGTTGCTGCTGCTGTTGCGCTAGTAGCTGCGTTAGTCTCGCTAGTGCCAGCGTTAGTTGCACTTGTTGCAGCATTAGTTTCACTGGTTCCAGCATTAGTTGCACTAGTGGCTGCGTTTGTTTCGCTCGTAGCTGCATTAGTTTCACTAGAGGCTGCTGAAGTTGCACTAGTTGCTGCTTCCGTTGCCTTAGTTGTAGCAGTAGTAGCACTGGTTGCTGCGTTAGTCTCTGACGTACCTGCATTGGTAGCAGAGGTTGCAGCATTAGTGGCACTAGTAGCTGCATTGGTTTCACTTGTGCCAGAAGAAGTTTCACTGGCTGCTGCTGCAGTGGCACTGGCTGCTGCTGCTGTTGCACTAGCTGATGATGCCGTAGCATTAGCTGCTGTTGCTGCTACGTCTCCTGATATAGAAGACGCACTAGCTGCCGCAGCAGTAGCTGAGTTAGCAGCGTCTGTGGCTGAATTAGCAGCCTCGTTTGCTTTAGTTGAAGCAGTCGCAGCATCAGTACCAACTTGAGACGCTACAGCGTCCGTAGTTGCGTCACCAGTACCTCCAGTACCTCTAAAGATACCCATAGACTGCTCCAGCTAAAGAAAACAAAAAAGAAAAACTAGGGGCCTCAGAAGAGACCCCCAGTATGTGTTCATTACTCAGCAATAGCGAGAACGAAACCAGCTTCAGGACGATACACCTGAACACCGTACAGGCAATCAGCCGTGTACAGAGTTGACAAGTATTCCTGCTTGTACTGGGTTTGTGAACGTACTGACTGCTGCTCTGCAAGAACGATAGCGTCCTTGTGGAACAAGAGTGCTGCACGAGTGTCGATAGATGACGCAGTGTTGTCTGCTGCAGCTTCGATAGTAGCGCAGTTAGCAGAGACGTAGACGTCAACACCGTACAAGTTACCAATAAGACCTGAGTTTACAGTGCTGCCTGAAACAAAGTCAGAAGACACGTAACGGTCAATGCCCATGATCGTGTTACGAACAGAAGGCGGGATAACGAGTACACGACTTTCCATTGGGACATTATTGTCGTCCAACTTCTGGATCATGTTGCGGAAGAAGGCGTCAGTGAATACGTCAGCAGCGACCATAGTGTCGTCAGTGTACTGAGTAGTCGTGCCGCCATCATTGAAGAAACAGCCTGTGTGCTGGTAGTCAGTAGGAGCTACTGAACCAGAGAACACAACTGAACCACCGTCGCCAAAACCAGTACCACAAGAGTGGAGGTCAGTGTCGATCTTAGTAGCCAGAGCATAGCCAGCGTCTTCGGTGTAGAACTGTCGTAAGCTGTTTAAAGCTTGTACTTCAACGATGTCCTCGATGAGTCGTGAGTACTCAAAGTGGCGATCGATGTCAACAGTCAGTTCGCCTTCAGTGTTGGCAATGATAGTAACTGCAGTATCAGCAGCCTTAGCATTTGCGTCACCACGTACGGGCTTAGGGATGTGAAGCTTGTCGCCCTTCTTGCCACTCATAGCGAGCTTCTTGACAAGAGGTGCCATCTTCAGGTTCTTTTGGTAAGCAGCGATAATCTCGTCACTCCAGATTTCTGGAATAAACGTTGCCGCTTCCGTCTTTGCAGTATTACCCGCTGCTCCGGGATATGTAGCAGTAGCCATTAGTCTTAATCTCCTTTAGATTATTTGACTCGACCCTCGCTATAAGCTCTTAAGATTTCCTCTGATAAAGCTTGGTAACGCTCAGGGTCTGTTCTCATTAGTTTAATAATGTCGGCCCTACGATACACTTTCTTACGACTACCTTCAGCACTGCCTCGTGCATTGCCTGTGTTGGCTGCCTTGATCTGCTGCTTACGTGCTTGCTTTTCAACTTGCACTGTCTGCTGTGCTACTGTCTTACGCTCCTTCCAGAGTGAAAACAGTTCGTCAGCAGCTTCCGCATCGTATCGCTGGTCAGCGTCTACAAACAATTTAGTCCTAATCTTTGAAGCTTGTATCCACTCAGCAAACTTAGGGTCCTGAAGGATCTCCTGCATGTCTGGATGCTTATTATTAAGCGTTGCCAGAGATGATTGTTTTTTGTACTGAGCAGTGTACTCCTGAGCTTCTCTGATCTTAGGATGATTCTCAATAGCACGATTGACTGCTGCTTGAGGGTCTGTAAAGTAATCTATATCGTCTTCAGGCTCAACTTGTTGTTGAGGTGCTGTTGGTGGTGTCTGACTAGAAATGTAGTCGTCTACTACCTTACGAAGTTCTCCTACTTCAGAGGACTGACGACCTAAAAGCTTCTCAGCTTCTTGGTGCATCTGTACTACTTCTTCTAAGGACTTGCCTTGGTACTTCTCTGGTACTGTAGGTTCTTCTACTTGAGGTTGCTCAACTTCTTGTTGAATCTCTTGTTCTTCGTTTTCTATGGTTTCTTCTGCGTTTTCCTCTTCAGGTTGCATGTCAACCATCGTCGCTTTAGACATAATTAAACTCCGTGAACTTAGTCATTATGGAGATGAGTTTGATCTACCTGCTTGTTCGTGTTCTTTTACCCACTTCATGTGTCTACCGGGAAAGTCCCCAGTGTGTCCATCAAGTATAAAAGCCGGGGCAGACAGCATTTTTGTAGCACTGGCACCACACTTGCACCTACTTACTTTGGTGCCAGAGTCTACGAACTGTTCATATACGTGTCCGTTGTCACAACGAAAGTCGTATACTTTAATCATCTACTTCTTCTTCCTCTTCAGCTTGATCTCTAGCTGCTTCAATAGTTGCCTGTAAGTTAATTACAGAAGCTAAAGCTGCAACTTGACCCTTCCTAAAGAAGAAGTCTTCAGTGTCCTTAACTGTCTGAATGTCAGCTAAAGTTACTGCATTATTGGAAAGCTCTTGAATGAGTTGTTTGAAACCTTCAGAATTGAAGAGTTCGTTGTAGTTGTTGAAGTAAGTTTCAAGCTCAGGCTTCATAGTTTCCCTTTGTTTATACTACAGTTATAGTATAGCATGTTTTTAGTTAAAAGTCAAGAGTTATTTTTTAGTAGTTTTCCTACGTCTGCCTGAAGCAGTAACTGCATGTTTGACCTTTTTAGGCCCTGTTTTACGACGTGCTGATGATTCTTTTTCAGCCTTAGTCATCTTAGCAGCTACAGCTTTAGGACGACAGGAAGGATAGGGACGCTTCTTCTTCTCACTACCAGATCGTCCACATTTCTTTCCTGTCTTGACGTCTATCCACTCTTCGTCAAACCATTTCTTAAGACCAGTCTTCTTAGGCATACGTACCACCTCTTTTTTTGTACTCTTTTGTCAGCCACGCTGAACCATAAGCAGAAGGCCATACCTTAAACTTACGTTTAGCTTCTGACTTGACACGAGAATACAAAGCCTTGTTAGTAGGAGTAGGCCCTGAAGACTTCTTTGGTTTGTTCTTTTGCTTGGCCACAGTCTCTTAGTAACCCTTTTTCATAGGTTTCTTTTTGGGCTTTGGCTTAGACTTAGCCTTTGGTTTCGCTGGTTTAGACTTGTACATCATAGCTTTCTCCTTAGCTGTTTTAGAAAGTTCGTCTAAGTGAAACAGTTTCTTAGAAGTTGCACCATGAGAAGCACCTGAATGTACTTCACCATTGGGCATCTTGTGTGTTCCACCTGTGTGTTTTGTTCCGTCTTTAAAATAATGAGGTACGCCTTTAGCCATTACCACTTTTCCTTGTTTGCCCAGTACGCTGCTGACATTTTACCTTTTGCAATATTCTTTGCATGACGAGCTTTAAATGACTTGCGTCTGGCTTTATCTTTCTCAGACTTAGGGGCTTTACCCGCACCGCTGACTCCCTGTTGTCCAAACCTAATAGTTTTAACCTTGTCACCTTCTTTGGCAACTACTACGTGCGACTTAGTGGGATGATTAGGAGTCCTCTTCGGCTTGTTGTAGCCGCTTACTCCTGCTCTTTCCAGTCTTGGGTCCTTCTCCCTTGGCATTATTGATTTCCTCTAGTTGGCGTGTCAAGTCCTCTAACTGCGCCCAACGGGGTTGGAGAAACTTGTCTACTTGGTTCAGGAGAACTTGGAGTTCTTTGTCTGTCAACATTTTCTTTACCTTTAATTTGTCGTTCTTTTAGAAGAGTGTCTGCAACACGCATACGGCGTTCAAACTCTTTGTCTTCTGCGTCTCCTTCACGGAGGTTCCTAGTGACTGCGTTGATACGGTCAATCTCTAGCTCCATAGGTACAGCCTGTGCCTCAGCAGCCAGCTTAGAAGCCCTAGCAGCAGACTCTTGAGCCTGTGCGCCTAGTGCTGCTGTCTGGGACTGCTGGAACTCAAGCTGCGCCTGTTGTGCTGCCTGTGCCATCTGCTGTGCTTCTGGGTTAGGCTGCATCGCTTGTTGCATTGCTGCAATAAGTTCTTCACGGTTAGACAAGTTCATGTTGTCTATGATGGACTGGATCAGCGTGTTGTACAACGGTGAGTCTTTTTGCATAGTCTGTAGTAGTTGTACAAGCTGTGTGACTTCGTATTCCCTTGCGATGATACCTAGGCTGCTAGTAGCGTTGAACTTGTAGTCAGCAACAGGGTAGTTCTCAGGGTCAAACTGCATGTAACGGTAGGCTGCCTTCTTGACAAAAGGTATCAGGAAGGACTGCTGGAAGTTAATCAGTGTACGCTTATGGCGCTTAATGATAGCACCAAGAGACATACTAATGCCAGCAGCCGTTGCTTCTCCATTGACTGAACCCGCAATGCCAGCAGAGTCCACGGCACCAGTAGCTTGTTGTACCATCTGCTGCAAAGCACTTGCCTGTGCAAAAGTGATCTGACTGACCTGACCAAAGTTAAACGGTTGTAGAACTTCACGAGGATCTCCACTGGTTAGAATCATTTTACCCGGACGTACTTCAGGTTTAGCACCTCGTGGTAACCTAGTGGCGTCCACAGCCAGCATGGGATGAATCGTGAGGCTCAGGGCGTCAATCCTAGCTCGTAACTCAGTGTCAAGAGCTTTCTGTGAGTTGTAACCTTTTTCACACACGCCACGACCCCAGAACCTTCCGGGTACTACGTCCCATGGGAAAGCAACTACAGGTCTGTCCTGCATCATGTAAGGGTTAGCCTCTGCTTTCAACAGGACTCCACCATTGGCAATCACAACTACTGCTTCTACGTACTTAGACTTAGCTTCAGAACCCGTGAGTTCTACTTCTTCTTCGTCTTCTTCTTTTGTAGCGTTCTCTAGCAGTTCTCGTGGTACTAAGCCGTAGT